ATCCAGTTACTGTACAACTTACAGTTGTAAATAAAACAGGAAAAGATATGAAAACTAATGCTACTTGGGGTGTAGATGCAAAAGATGTATGGCACACTATAGCAAACGGAGATACTTATGTAATGAAATCAAACACTCATTCTCCATCAGGAACTGTATTTACATTATATCCTCAAGCACCTGATAATAAAGCAGGTACAGCAGCTTGTGATCCAGCAAATGGAACAGCACAACAAACTTATGGGTATTGGAGTAATGCATCTCATATAACTTGTGATTGGAATTGTAATGTTAGTAACCCAACTCCACAACACCATTTTCAAGGTCAAGATTGGCAATTTTGTCTAGATGTTCAAAACCCAGGCACAATGAGTGAAATAGTTACAGTAACTATTTGCGAACAATGTACTGAGTAATAAAATGGATAGAGGACCAGAAAAAGTAGGAAGATTTTTAGGAGCAATGATAGTAATAGCTTTATGCTTATTACTATCAGCTTGTTCCACTTACAGATTAGCAGTACCAGTAGATAAATGCTGTGAAGCTGATGCAGTTTATTTAGAAGTACCTTCAGATGTTAAAATAGATACATTATCATTTTCTCAATTAAGATGGAAACTTAGAACTGATAATACTTTTAGATGGAATTACGCTCAATATGCTATGAACCAACCTTATAATTGGTATAGTAGCTTTAGTTATAATGTTTGGAGACCCTTTAATTCATTTGATATTTACTTTAATAGATATGATTTTTGGTATGATTGGGCATTTAATTACCCTTATTATTGGGGTTATAGTAGTTGGCATAATCCTTGGAGACATCATTGGTATAGACCATATAATTGGAATTATAGTTGGTACAATGGGCCTTGGCATAATCCAGGTTATAATGTAATTTGGAATTCAAGTAGAGAAAATAATAATATTGCTTATATTAGTGGTAGAAGAGGTAGTAGAAATGTAGATATAGGTTCTAACAGCAATATACAAAATACAATAAGTAGAAGGTATAATAATCCAAGAAATAATGTAGATAACAATAATTTAAATAATATTGTTGATGAATTAAGAGAAAATTATGGAGTTAAACCTAGAGTTTATAATAATCCTAATAATGTACCTAATAATAATGTAAGGATTAACAATAATAATAATGTAAAACCTAATTGGAATAATTCAAGACCAATTATTAATAATAACAGTATAACTAGACCGTCAACTCCAGTAAGAACTTATTCTCCTCCACCTTCAAATAATGTTTCACGAGGTAGTTCAGTATCAAGTGGAGGCAGTTCAAGAGGAGGTAATTCTAGAGGAAAAAACTAATATTTATAAATAAAAATATACACAATGGACAACTTTGATTTTAAAAAATACGTAACAGAGGGTCGTATCCATCAGGATCACGAATTAATCTCTGAAAAAAAGTATAAACAGGGCTATGATGATCGTGAAGACGAATCATTAGGCGATAGACGAGGTAAAGAATCTAAAAAGAAAGAATCTTATAAAGCTCGTAGAGATGACTCTTATGGAAAATTTGGCAAAAGAGATGCTGAGGCAAAAGGTAAAGCTAAAGGACCAGGAAAAAATAAAGTAAATAAAGAATCAGTAGAAATAGAAGAAGATTTTGAAAGTTTAGTCGATAAAATTATGGACGACGGAAAATCTAGAGAAGATGCTGAAAAGATAGCAGGAGCAGTAAACCGCGACTATGTAGGTAATTACAGACAAGAAGAAGGTTTAGAAGAAGATGCTAGAACTGATGCTGAACAGGAAGGATATAAAGATGGATTTGATGATGCTAAAGATGATATTGAAAAAGCACTTAAAAAAATGAAAGTATCTGAACTAAAGGCTAAAATTAGAGAAGAAATTTTAGGTCAACTTCAAGAAGCTGATTTTAATGCTGACGATGCTGGATCTCAATACCATAATTCTTTATATTCTGAACAAGAAGATGTAGATGTTGATATTGAAGATGAAGTAGAAGTAGATGCGGACGTAGATGTAAAAGATACAGTAGATGTTGACGCTGACGGTGATGATATTGAAATAAGAAAAAAAGCAGTAAAAGCTAGAGTAGAAGTAGGATTATCTCCAGAAGAAGAAATTGTTCAGGATTCACTTAAGGCAGCTATGGATGCATCAGTTGCATTAGGTAATGATAAATTAGCAGATCAAATCGGTAACACAATTACATTCTTTACTAGAGAATATGTAGTTGGTGGTAATACTGATTAATCATGCTTACAGAACGCAAGCTTACAGAAAGAGAACTAGATAACAGAGAAGTTGTCCTAAAAGGTTTGTTAAAAAACAAACAAAATCTAGTTAAAAAGTATGGAAGAAATGCGGAAAAAGTAATGTATGGAATCGCAACTAAAAAGGCTAAATCCAAAGTTGAAAATATGAATAAAGAAAAAATCAAAGAACTTATTGTAAAAGCTTTAACCCACGAAAGAGTAGCTAAATCTGTAGATGATGTCATTGACCCAGCTGATTATATTGAAATAGGTCAAGGATATTTAAAAGGATTTAAAAGACCCCATTCATTAAAAGATGCTGATCTAGAAACTTTAGGACGTAAGATAGTAAAAGTCCTAGCCAAAGGAGATATTGAAAAAGCAAAAGCTAAATTTATTGACGAAGATAATGACCCATCAGGAGCAAATCTTGAGGGCGACCCAGATGAAAAAGTAATGGGTGAAAATAGACGAGAAAAAAACCCTGTAGGTATGGGTCAACTTTATGTTCAACCTTCAGTTCAAAAAGAAATTAAAAGACAATTGGATGCTTATGATGCAGGCGATATTGATGTTAATGATTTGATTCGAGGTATTGAAGATATTATTTTTGGTTATGTTAAAGCACCTACAAATGAAGATTTAGATGTAGGGCATCAAGATGATGAACCAGGAATGCTTAAAAGAGAATTAGCTAGAGCAGGTCAAATGGTTCAAATGCTATATAGAGCAGTAGATAAGTATGATGGTCAAGGTGAAGTTGATTTTCCACAATGGTGGCAGAAAAAAATTATACAAGCTAATGTTATGTTAGATAGTGCTTTTGATTACTTAGATGGTGAAGAGATGGTAGCTAAAATAGATGCTATTAGAGATATGAGAGAAGATGTATCTGATGCTAATATGGCTAAAGGTATAGAAGTTATTAAAAAAACATTATCTAAAGAAGGTGGTGCAGCTGGTTTAGAACCTTTAGTTAAAGAATTAGTAAAATTAGGATTTAAAAAAGGTGAAGTTGTTGATCTTCTTTCAAAAATGACTAGTGTTAAAAAACATAGAGATGGTGATTATATATTATTACCATTAGAAGAAAAAGAATTATCTAAAAAAGATGTAAAAGATCTTAAAAAAATATCTAAACAATTAGATAAATCAGTTAAAGCACATGATACCCAAGCTAAAAGAATCTCTAAAATAGTTAAAGAAAAATTAACTAAAAGAAATGATGTAGGTGATTTTGTAGATGATTTTAAAAAATCTAAAGCAAAACAATTTAGAGGCAAATCTGCCAAAAAGAAAAAAGAAATGGCTGTAGCCGCTTATTTAGCAAAGCAAAATGAAAAATAATGACAGCAGCCGAATTAAAAGAAAAAATAAGGGCCTTAGCACTACAAGTAGTAGGTGAAAAGTCTAAAGCGGATCAAGCCGCTGTAGCTTATGATGAGCTAACAAAATTTCCAGAACTTAAAGATATAATAGTTGCTTTACTAACTCATGAATTTGATTCATTTATAGAAGGAATTGATTGGGTTGCTCCACGTCCATCAACATTTAGAATTAATTTACTAAATGGGCAAAACTTTATGCTTATGTTTACTCCAAGAAGTTGGATAGCACAAGTAGAAGGTAAAAAGTACTATCTACTAAATTTAGACGAAGAAGAGTATGCTGCATTAGCAATTGCTCGTATATTACAATACGGCCCGGAAAGTGGAGCAGAAGTAGAAGGTGAGGCAAGTGAAACCGATTCAGCACCTGAAGTCGAAGACGAAGTAGATGTTGATGTAGATGTAGAAGCATAATGAATATACTAGATAGATTTTTTAAAAAATATTCATATAAATTTGAAAAAGGTTATCCTGATATGGATAATCAAGAAGATATTAAGTTATTAGAATCACTAATAAGTGAATTAGTTAATGAAAATTTTACAGTTATGAAAGAACAAACAGACGCTGAAGAAGGTCTTGAAATACTAAAACGAGAATTAGACCTACCAGATGAAAAATACCTAAGAAAAAGTAGTAAAGAATATAGAGTACTAGTACCACGTAATCAAAGATCAGAATTTATTAATAAAATGGATGCTATAGAGGGATTTACTTATGATGGCTCTATGGCTGGTTCTTCTATTGGGGGTGTAAGATATAAAGATGCTAGATTTTTAATCAAACCAGAAGGATTACAAGGTAGAAATGCTCCTGGATTAGATAATGAAGATGTATTAGTTAATAATGTAAGAAAATATTTAGATGAAGGAGCTAAAAATGTAATTTTTAAGGGCGAAAATAAAGATTATGTTTGTAGGAATATAGTAGCTATTGATGATGTAGGATATGATGTAACATCAGGTAAAAAGGCGGATGTTATTTTAAGAGGTGAAAATGAAGATTATCCAATATCAATAAAAAAATTAAATGCTGGTTTCTGGGAAAGTGCAGATAGAAGATATAAATCTGTACTTATGAATTTACTAGATAAAATAAACGATGGAGGTATACCAGGATTAGGATTAAGACCATATCTTGATGTACAAGGCAACGAGAAGGAAGGAATTTTCGTTATGTATAATACGGACACAAATCAAAAAGTATCAGGAGTAATTGTTACTGATTTACCAGATAGAGAAGAAAGTTCAATTATTTTTGGGTCAGATAATGTTGTAGTAATATATGGTACTTATCTTGATAGTAGTTTTAAATTAGAAGGTGAAAATCTAATAGTAAAAGTAGGTAAAATACTTGAAAATTTAGATGATGTAGAAGAATTTAATTTAGAACCTGTGTTAAATATTAGACATGATTCTACTAGACAGTCACAAAGAGGTTTAAGATCAATAGTAGAACCAGAAAATAAGGTCTATAAAGGTGGGGATAAACCAACTGGAAATAGAATCGAAGTTTCGTATAACGAATTAATAGGATAATTATGTGTAGCTGTGGATGTAATACTTGTGAAATTAGAGGACCCCTTTTAACAGAAGGTAGAGTTAGAAAACTGGTATCTGAAAACTTACAATATCATATTAATGAAAATGTACCATTAATGGAAAGTGTATTCAGAATTGGTTCTAATGCTCATTTATCTGTTATTAAAGAAGCAAGAAAATTATATTCTAGAGGTGTTCTTGATTTATGTGAGGAAGATGAAGGTATAATTAAAACACATTTAGGTGAATTTGATTTATATGAAGATACAATTGTACCCTTAGATTTACCTATGATAAATGAAGAGGAACAGTTAGATGAAAAGAAAAAAGCTAAGAAAAAGAAAAAAGATCCACCAATAGGAAAACCTAAAAGAGGTGGTTCTAAAGCTTATTATGTCTATGTTAGAGATCCAAAAACTAAAAGAATTAAAAAAGTATCATTTGGATCAGGTGGTTTAAGAGCTAAAATAAGAAACCCTAAAGCAAGAAAAGCATTTGCTGCAAGACATAAATGCTCTCAAAAAACGGATAGAACAAAAGCATCATATTGGTCTTGTAGATTGCCAAGATATGCTTCACAATTAGGTTTAGGTGCTAACATGAATACTTTTTGGTAATGGATAGAATTAAAAAATTAGTAAAAGAAAAACTTTGTAAAAAGGGAGAAGCTTACCGTAAAAGAAGAATGGCAGCGGGTGAGAAATCTTCTGCTTATTTATCTGGTCGTGCTGTAAAAGTATGTAAAGGTCAAATGAGTGGTACAAAGAAAAAGAAAAAGAAAAAAACTAATGAAAATAAAGAAAGATATACTGGGGGTGCTGCTGCTTTTGATTATAAATTAAAAGATTTAGCTTGGGATAATATAGTATATTTTTTCGGTGATGGACAAATTGGATTTCCAAATCCATCAGATGAAATAAGTGTTATCAACTCGGAATTAGGGTTTGATAGATGGAAAGAAAAAACATTAGAAAGATACCCTAACATTATAATATCAGTATTACCACAGAGTAAAGGAACATATGATAAAATAGAAATTACAGATAAAGAATTTAATAAAGATAAAGAAAGTTATATACAGGGTAAGGCTAAAGCATTACAAAGTTATTCAAATATTGATGAGGCAGATACATCTTTAATGCTTTATAATGATAGTGAAGGTAATAGTGCTAAAATAGATCCACATCCTGAATTTGGCTATATGGCAACAATATATGGTGAAAATGATTATCAATTATCTCATAAAAATTTAGAAGGTTTAGTAGCTAAACTAAAAAAAGAAGGATTTGTAAGACAAATGTCTGAATCAATTAACCTTAGTGATTATAATGAGGATATGGAAAAGATTATCAAAAGGGGTATAAAAAGAATTAATGTAGGCAGTTCTGATGAAGAAGATCTTTTATATTATGTTCATAATAACTGGATGGGAGGAAATATAACCGCAGAGGAAGCTATGAAAAAAATTAGTGACTATCTTAGTCCAATGAAAGAAAATATAGATCCTGAAGCACAAAGAAAACATAAAGGTAAGGCTGCACCTTATGGATCAGCTTATAAAGAAATAGATGAAAGTAAAATCATAGAATCTTTAAGAGATTGGTTTAAAAAAGAAGATTGGGTAAGAATTAACACATCAGGTAATATAGCAGGTAAATGTGGTACAATGAAAAAAGGTAAACCAACTACTAGATGTTTGCCTAGAAAAAAAGCTCAATCACTTACTAAAGCACAAAGAAAAGCTACTGTAGCTAAAAAAGTTAGAGGTAGTAAAAAAGGAAAACAATTTGTAAAAAATACTAAAAAATCAGAATTTAAAAAGAAATAAATCATGAGCATAGATACAAAATATATTGACCATAAAAAAAGAGAACACGCAAGAAAGTGGTTTGCCCACAGAGGAATAAACCCAGATAACGTTTTTACAAACCCAGAAGATAGACAATTTTCAAAACTAGATTTCCCACCAGTTCCAGTTAAATATGAAAATGCATCTCCTATACAATGTCAAATAGATATAATTTCATTTTTAGTATACTGTCATGTTACAGTATTATTTAATGATCCAGTAACTGGAGACGAATGGAAATACGAAGGTGGTTCTGGAGGTTTAGGTGTTGGAGATATTTCGGCCGAAGGAATACTTACTTATGGTGATCTAAATACATTAGTTAAAGCTACTACTTTTGAAGTATCATTTGTTACTGTTGATGGTGGTGGAACTCAAGTTTCTTGGGGATCAAGTGGTAATGCTTTTGCTGCTGGTGTTGGAGACGGATTTGGAGTCTTTGGTGGTAGTGGTGGATGGACAAATGTTGGATAATGAAACCCTATTTAGATAATTCTAATATTAGAACATTTTCTAAAGACGTTGATCCTATGGACTTAATTTGGCATATGGATGATGAAGATAGAAATATTGAAATATTAGAAGGTAAAGATTGGAAATTTCAATTTGATAATGAATTGCCCTTGCCATTAGCAAAAGGAGATCATATATTTATAACAAAACACCGTGTCCATAGGATACATAAAGGTACAACTGATTTAAAAATTAAGATAAATGGATAATTTTGATTTAAGAAAATATTTAGCTGAAGGTAAAATAAATGAGGAAGAAATGGATCTTTCTTATACTGAATTATCTGATGATGAAAAAGATGAGGTTAGTGATATGATGGATGTCATATATTCTAAAATCAACCCAAAGGGAGATATGAAAAAAAATACGGGATTATTTAGATATATTGATGCCTGGTTTGAATCTAAAGGAGATAGTTTAAGCAGATTAAATGAACAAGAAGAAGAAGGCAATAGGATAGATAAAGCCGAATTAATTTTACCTAGGGGTAAAAAAGTTTATCTACAGGCTGAAGAACAAGATTATCAAAGAGGTTTAATTGTAGAATTAACCGAAGAAGGAGGATATAAAATAAATTATTGGTATGGAGCTGATGCTAAAATCTACCCAGCTGAAGTAGAAGTTGATGGTGAATCTATCAAAGATGATGCTAGAGAGGTTTACATTAAATTCCACCCAGAATTAGATAAATAAAATGGATAACTTTGATTTAAGAAAATATTTAGCTGAAGGTAAATTAAACGAACAACTAGATTTAAGTAGTCGAGAATATCCAGCTAAAAAATTATTTGCTTTAATTGCTCGTGATTTAAAATTTTCTTCAAGAGTACAAGATAATGAAATGTTAGATGCAGATGAAGCACTTGAAATTATGAGAAAAGTAATCGAAATTGAAGGTACAGAATCATCACCAGAAGCAGCATTAGGTGAATATATAGCTAACGGAGAATTATAAATTATGAA